TTGCCACTGTCAGATACCACCATCCGTACCGCCAAGCCCAAGGACAAGCTTTATCGCCTGACCGATGCCAACGGTCTATGCCTTGAAGTCACCCCTACGGGCTCAAAACTCTGGCGCTACCGCTACCGCTTCAACGGTAGCGCGAAGATGCTGGCTCTCGGCAAGTACCCAGCTGTAACGCTGCTCAAAGCTCGCCAGATGCGCGATGAGAGCCGTCAGATGCTGATTGAAGGCGTTGACCCCGGCGAGCAGAAGAAAGCCACCAAGCAAGCGCAGAAGGTCGACGGAATCACTTTCGAGACACTCGCACGTGAGTGGTTCGCCTATAACGCGCCGCGCTGGGCAGAAAGCACCACCTACAAAGCCAAGCTCTACCTGGAGAACGATCTGATCCCCGGTATTGGATCACGGGCTCTGAAATCCATTACCCGACCAGAACTGGTAGAGCTTGTTCGTAAGGTCGAAGCTAGAGGCACGTTGAATGCCGCCGGCAAGATTCGCCAATGGCTTCACCAGATCTTCCGATATGGCCTGGCCAAGGGCGTCGTTGATGCGAATCCTGCAACCGATCTGAGTGTGGTTGCAGCGCCAGCCAAGGCAGCTCGGCACCATCCACACGTGCCTTTCGCTGAGCTGCCCGAGCTTTTGAGCAAGTGCGAGGCCGCGAACGTCCATACCCTTACCCGCCACGCGATCAAACTTCTGATACTGACAGCTGTTCGTCCGGGCGAACTGCGTCAAGCGCCATGGTCTGAGTTCGACCTAGACAATGCGACCTGGACAATCCCGAAAGAACGGATGAAGGCCCGCCGCCCTCACATCGTGCCTCTGCCCGGCCAAGCGGTAGCTATCCTGCTTCAACTCCAAGAGATCACAGGACGTTATTCACTGGTATTCGCTGGCGCCAATCCCGGAAGACCCATGAGCGAAAACACAGTCAACAAGGCTTTGCGCCAGATGGGCTACGAAGGGCGACAGACCGGCCACGGATTCCGCCACTTGCTCAGCACCGAATTGAACGGGCGAGGCTACAACAAGGACTGGATCGAACGGCAACTAGCTCACGGTGACACCGATGAGATCCGCGGGACTTACAACCATGCCGCCTACGTGCCGCAACGTAGAGAAATGATGCAGGCATGGGCCGACTCGATCGATGCCATATGCGTTAGTGCGGACATAGTGAGTATTCAGCTGCGAGCCTAACAATTGGCGGGCCTATATAAATTGAGACTTAGGCCTGGGAGACATGAAATGAACGACGACAATACCTCTGCACCCGCCTCTCTAGAAGATCCTCACATAACAGATCCGACAATGAGCCTATTCGTTAAAGAAAATGCTCCACCCTCATCGTCCCTACGGGAACTAGAGGCGTTGATGCTCAGTCGAGTTGAGTCTGTTGGCCTGGACTCCGTCGCAAAGGCGATAGGCGGCAGTTCCGTTGAGCTTTTCAAAAGCTACAAGCAAGACGTGAAAAAGTGGGCAGAGCTCTTGGGATTGCTTGGGTTACAGGTTAGCCATGAACTGAACGTTACCTCGCCGGCGCAGCCGTACGCTCCCCTCCCCGCGCCTGCAATACTGCAGCTCGGCGAACCGGAAGAGGTCTATCGCCATTTGGATTACCTTACGGCAGACCAGGCTCTCGACTGGATGGAGCGCATATCCGGTCATCACGTTGAGTGGCACACGCTTTGGGCGATGGTCGGCTTTGAAATGTGCGATGCCTTCATGGACTGCCGAGCTGTTCGGGGGCTCACATACGCCGCAGAGGGGGAGCATGAGCATCGAAAGGTCTATGGACTGGGCATCTGTCAGGTAATGAATCCGGTGAACGGGGAAGGTGATCCGCTACACCTGTTGGGGGCAGCAATTCACGTCGATCGGTACGGTCTCGAAGAGATCGTGCCCAACCGCCGCTGGTGGATTAACGACCTGGAGGACTATGAAGTTCTGTTCCGACCATCTGACATCGAACGGATGGGCCAGATTGTTGATGAACGTGGCGGTTGGTCTAGCGTTGAGCCCCACCAGCCTGATGAGCAGCCCGCCGAATACAACGGCTCGGAGCTGGCTCAGCGCCTTGGAAAGCTACAAATCTCGATCAATCATTTCAACGATCGGTTGAGCTACTGCATCAAGTTTGAAGATGGTCGCTTATTGGCGGAGCTAGGCTCAGATTTGAACCCCTTGAGGGCCGGCCTTGAAGGCTCGCAGCAAGCAGGCACTACTTCTCATGCACATGAATCGGAAATATTGGATCTGAAGGAGCTTATCGCTGCGCAAAGCGAACAACTGCTATCACTTCAGCAGTCGAACAACCCGGAGGCAGATGGCTCTTCAGGTATTAGCTTCCCATATTCCACAAGAGGGCTTGAGGCTCTGAGATCTGTAGCCATGGAAAAATGGGCGGGCTACACGCCAGACAAGCGCCAGCCGACTCAGAAGGAGATCGGGTATGCGATATGCGAAGCATTAGGCGTGGACTATCAGAAGACCAACGAGCCACCGCGCAAAGCGAAGGAACTAGCAACCATCATCAGGCCTGATGACCTACCAGACCTATGAAGTCGCCTTTAGACACAGCGACATGACTACATGTCAGGGTGACATGACGCCATGACACCCCTTCCTGACATGCCACCACCCTCTCCAGCATTGCCATCGTCGATTACCCAAACCGCCCTAGGAGGCGCAGACGATGGCAAGCGCAACCAATCAAGCCCCGTCCCGCAAGTTCATCAAAATCATCCACGTCAAAGAGCTGTCCAGTCTTTCGACGTCTGAGGTCTATCGGCGAATTGCCGCCGGCACATTCCCCAAGCAAGTCACCCTGGGCCCTAAGTGCGTTGTCTGGATCGAGGCAGAGGTTTTGGCCTGGCTGGATGCCCGCATTGCCGAGAGTCGCGGTGAAGCGGCATGAATCGTTATCAGCGGTTCCCAACGCTTGCCAAGCCTTCTCAGGACGACTACAGTTCGCCTGTCACTGCAAATTCAGTGACCGGGTGTAGGAACCCGAGTAAGCAAAAGGCGCCCAGCGCCCAGAACTCTATCTCAGGCGTTTTTTTATGCCTGAAATATCGTTTTATGGCGGCTGTGTGTGGGAGGGCTTCGGCCCTGCCGGGTTCCTTTTGCCCCGGTATTCCTACCCTGCACACAGCTGCCACCCAATCCCGTAGGAAGGATCGTGGCAGCTCCTCAGCAGAAGGAGCTCCACCTATGCACGCCCTCACTCCGTCCAAAATTCGCGCCCTTGTTCATCGCCGTCTGGCCTTGAGCGCTCTTCGCGCAAACTCGTCCCTTGCTGTTCGCTTGAACCGCTACAACGTCCACATGTCAGCCGCTCGCACCCTGGATAATCTTGGAGGTGCGCAATGAACGCTCATCTGGAAGCGGTAAATTTCAAGGCCCCCGGCGCTACGACCGCTCACTACCAGGCGGTACCGGGCATTCCCGCCGAGGACGCCATCGAACAGGCCTACAGCCTTCTCTACTCAGTTGAAGGTTGCTTGAGTGAGGCCGTCGCAGGTGGCCACTTCGATCCGTTCCTAATCCAATTGGCAGTACGGGCCGCAATGGCGTCATGCATGACCGCACTGCATGGCCTCCCGCAGGAGGCTGCCCAATGAGCACTGTCGCCTCTATCGCCATCAAGCATGGCGAACTCCAAGCCCCCACAAACGTTAACGGATCCGTCATTGGCCCAGTCACGCTCTCTGCGTCTGAGCTGATCGGACTGCGTAATGCACGCGAGATGTTCGACGAGTTGAGGTCGCTCCTTACCGATGCAGTCCTCCCCGCTATGGGCGGTGCACGCCATCCAGTGAGCGTCCGCCTCACAACGCTGCTAAGCGAGGTTCATCTTCACTCGGCCGGTTTCCTCGCTCAGCACTGGCGTGAGGCTGATCGCTTCGCGGAAGCCAAGGAGGTGGCAAATGTCGATCATCGCAATCACTAATCCTGGCGTAGCACGAGGTGACAGCTACTTCATGGTCATGACGCCGGCTAAGCAAGGCAATGGCATCCTCATTGCCAGAATCATTGCCCCGTTCGCGACAGAGGTTGATGCAACAGAGGCAGTAGAGCTGCTGAACCGTCGCTATCCAGGAAGCAAATCAAGCGTCGGCTCGTCCCAATACACGGCCGATCACGATGCTGAGGATCTGGACTTGCTCTACTGCCAGGCGCGAGGCGATCTCGCCGAAGTTCTGACAGACCTCACCAAGAGGGCCGCCCAATGAACGCGTTGAAGCATTTACTGATCGACCCTGAATACTTCGGGGACGCCTCCACCGAAAAGCTGAAAAGCATAGGCTCTGCCGCACACGACATGAGTGGAACCATTAGCCATGGCATTGCCGCTATAGGCGTGATGCTGGCAAGCGCCGCGATGAACGAGGACGCAGGCTTGAACACCGATACCGTGGCCGATCTTGGCTGGCTGCTTCAAGCCTTAGGAAAGCTAACTTCAAACATGGCGAGTATCGAAGCGGCGGCCAGCTCTCACATCGAACTGCGTAGCACCCAGAAAGAGGCTTAACCCATGAAAATTCAAAACGGCGCCAAAGCGTCGACGGGATCGGCTTGCCTGAAAAAAGTCACTGAGCTGTTTTTCGTCACGCACCCCAAAGCACCGAAACCGCTCATGGGGCCCTTTCTGACTGCGTCTGACGCCGAATGTGGACGCGTAGTTATGCGTAGTCCTGGAGCCTTGGTGACATCGAGCCAGGTTGAATCCTTGGACGAGCCGACCTATTGGCGCTGCATGAACAATGGGTCAATCGCCCGAAAGTTCGCTGGCACAGAACCTTCACAGCCAATCACAGTGGAGACACTGCCATGTCCGTGATCCCGTTCGATCCGACAATGAGCGTGTCAGTCAAAGAGCGCCCACATATCGACGCTCGTAGCCTGAGCATGATCAACGTGGGTCTAGATCATCTGATCAAGCTGCGTGATCGTGAGCAGGATCCGTTGGGCAAGCATTGCTTGGACGGCATGGTGGAATTGCTGACAGCAGTGGTTGAGCGGCACAGCCCACCATTGGGTGCCGCATGACTGACGCAATCATCCTTTTCCGTGACGCACTCCAAGCTGCCTATGGCCAGCTTGACTGGCTTCCCCTGCCAGACGGTGCCATTCACCGGTTCCGCGTTCCAGAAGACAAGCCCGGCACTCTCAATGGCTGGTATGTCCTGTACTTGGACGGAATCGCTTCCGGTGCATTCGGCAGCTGGAAGTCCGGCAGCGCCAGCACCTGGTGCAGTCGTGAGCCTGTGGACGCCCGCGAGGCCGCACAGATCCGCGAGCGAGTTGACCAGGCACGACGCCAGCGCAAAGCAGAGCAACTCCAGCGCCAGCAGAAGGCATCGGAACTTGCCGACCGCTGGTGGCGAAATGCACGGCGCGCTAACCCAGATCATCCATACCTAGTCGCCAAGTCAGTGCGCCCTCATGGCCTGCGCCAGCGAGGTGCTGACCTGCTCATCCCTCTGTACTTGGATGGTCGCCTGATCAACCTACAAAGGATCGCCCCGGACGGAGCCAAGCGCTTCCTACCCGGCGGCCGCGTGAAGGGCACCTATTCGCCGCTGGGCATCATTGAGCCGGGTTCTGTGCTTTGCATCTGCGAAGGATGGGCGACGGCCGCCAGCCTTCACCAGCACGGCGGCTACGTCGTCGCCGCAGCCATGAACGCAGGGAACTTGATCCCGGCAGCTATGGGGCTGCGTGCCCGTTACCCAGGTCAGCCAATCGTTATAGCCGGCGACGACGACCGACTCACAGACGGCAACCCAGGACGCTCAGCAGCAAATGCGGCGGCGGCGGCCGTAGGCGGCCAAGTGGCTTTCCCTGAGTGGCCAGAAGGTGCACCCGATGACCTCACAGACTTCAACGACCTCGCCAACTGGAAGCTCACAAATGGCCAAGCCTGACACCAACGTGATCAACCTTCGGCCTGATGCCGCAGTAATTGCGCCTAATCGTCCCTGCTGGGCGGTGTACGACCAATGGGTCACCAACGAGAAAGGCCGCAAACTCAAGCCGGGCGTTTACTGGCACGGCTTCAAGCGTGATTCAGATCAGGACGACGTTGATGGCGCCAGCGATGACCGAGCAATCACCGATGAGTGGATCTCTAGCCCCGTCAAAGTCGTGGCTCGCACTACCAACAGCGATGACGGCAGTGAGGGTCGCTTGCTCCGCATGGTCACCGACAGCGGGGTGAAGGATTGGATTATTGCCATGGAGGTGTTTGGCGGCAGCGGTGAGGAAGCCAGGCGAGCTCTGTTTTCTATGGGGGTGATCATTTCCCTCAAGAAGCGCAGCCACTTCATGGAATACCTGCTTGAGCAGCACCCAACCGATGTTTTCGTCACCACAAGCCGGCCAGGCTGGCATGAGTCTGGGGCGTTTGTTTTGCCTGGACGCACTATCGGTAGTGACAAGGTTCGCTACCAAGCCAGCAGCCAAGCGCAAAATCTGTTCAAGACGAAGGGAGACCTGGCCACCTGGCAACTGGAAGTCGCGGCCAAATGTGCCGGCAACCCGGTACTGACACTTTCCATCGGCTGCGCGCTTGCTGGGCCACTGCTGAGCCTGGTCGGCGTACTCGGCGGTGGCGTTCACCTCGTAGGTGACAGCTCAAGCGGCAAGTCATTGGTTCAGTTGGTTGGATCATCAGTATGGGGTGACCCCGGTGTCTTCGCGGCATCGTGGGACATGACCAAGGGTGGTTTGGAAATTGAGGCGTCATCACGAAACGACACCCTCCTTCCATTGGATGAAATCAAGCGCGCCGATCCCAAGCGCGTTCAAGAAATGGCCTATGCACTGGCAAACGGGCAAGGCAAAGGCACGATGACCCGGGAGCGCGAAGGCAGAGCCAGGCTGAATTGGCGCCTGCTTGCACTCTCAAGCGGCGAGCGGTCTCTGTCCGAGCACGCTGCGATCTCGGGCAATGCCGCCCACGCCGGTGCCGAGTTGCGCATGGTCGACGTGAACGCGGGCACTCGCACCCACCGCGCCTTTGACGAACTGCACGGACTTGAGGGTGCGGACTTCCACCGCCAACTGACTGTCGCTGTCACTCGCAGTCATGGCCACGTCGGGCCGGCGTTCGTTGAACGGCTACTGGCTAGCGATGATCGTCCAGGGTTACTGGAAGACTTCGCCAAGGTGCGCGCCACATTCGCGGAAGACAATGCGCAAGCCGGACGAGTCGCCGACCGCTTTGCGGTCATCGCGCTGGCTTGCGAAATGGCAGTCGCCTACGAACTGCTCCCATGGCCTGAAGGTAGCGCCCTGGCGGACTGCCAACTGCTGTACCGCGAATGGCTCAACAGAGTTGGCAGTGGCAACGCTGAAGACCGCCAGATCTTGTCCGGCATCCTGGACTTCATTGACCGCCACGGTAGCAGCCGATTCTCCGATGTAGCCGAAGGTCAGTCAGAGGTGAAGGTTTCCAACCGTGCCGGCTATTGGGAAATGTCCGGCACCAAGCGGCTTTACCTATTCAACAAGTCCGCGTTGATCGAAGCAGCGCACGGTTATGGACTGAGCCGCGTCGTCAAAGCTCTTGAAGGCGCGGGAGCCCTTGCCAAACGCGACTCCGACAAGAAGCGCCATACCAAGAAATACCGACTTCCAGGAGGGGGCACTAGCGGCCTGTACGTAGTCGACTCAGAGGCCATGGATCGCGAGGCACTCGGCCAATGACCAGTCTTCGCACCCCCATCCAGCCAAATTCGTGCAGCAGCTCTGTTCCCACCAATTCTCATAGTGGGAACAAGTGTGAACGCCTGGAGCCCTTACTGGCCGGGCTCGTTCCCCCGGTTCCCACTGTTCCCACCGTTTTCAGAATCACAGAAACACATTGTGGTGATCGTGCTGAGAAGACTCGATTCGCGCACCACGCTTTCGAGCTACTGCATCGGGCGAAGGGAAAAAGTGGTGGGAACAGTGGGAACGGTGGGAACAGCCAGAGCGGCCGTGGGCTGCGAGCGTTCCCACTAAAACAAAGAAGTGTGAACAGGTGGGAACACACATCTGTTCTGGAGAACCGGCCATGACAGTCCTGCGCGGCATGTTTGAGCGGTTGAGTGCGGTAGCGCCGCCAGAACAACCACAGCCAAATCTCGAAATACAGCCCGACGCATACGCAGAGCCAATAGAGCCAAGCCATTCCCATTGGTGCGTGGTTCGAGACGGGAAAGTGCTCTGCAGCATGATCGGAGAGCCCATGACAGAAGCCCAGGCCTTGGAAGAAGTCCGGTACCGCTGGCCAAACGCCGAGGTTATCCGACCGGAGCCCGGCCCTGCTTCACCACTCATAGCCAGCTCTCGTCCTCAACCACAAGTACACGCACAGGAACCACGTCATGGGCATTGAAACGATTATTCGAACCTGCACGATGGCCGAGCTGGAGCAGGCCGGCGCATTGCCTGAGTTACTGGCTGCCTATGGCGATGAATCGAGCATCCCTGAGTTCGGCGAGGTTGATGCCTGCTTTTCAACGTATCGGGCAATGGAGGCGAGCGGCGCACTCCACATTCTCGGTGCGTTCGGCCCTGACTTGGTCGGGCTTGCCTCACTGCTGGTGTATGGGTTGCCGCACTACGCGGGCCGTCGCATCTGCGCGATGGAGTCATTCTTCGTTGAGCCGCATGCACGCAAGGGCGGGGCAGGTATCAAGCTGTTGCGTGCAGCCGAGGCCCGCGCCCTAGCACTGGGCGCATCTGCCCTGATGATCAGCGCGCCCATTGGCAGCAGGCTGGCGATGGTTTTGCCCCGCTCCGGATACCGCGAAACCAACCAGGTATTCCTGAAGGTGCTCGCATGAACAGCATCGCCTCCGCGGCTCCATCACTCCCCGCTATGACAAGTGCAGACGTTGAGAAAGTCCGAGGGTTGGAGTCGCATTTGCTTGGTATGGAGCAAGTGGCCATCCAGACCCAGCACCACTTTCACGCGGGACTCTACTCCCGAACCATCCGCATTCCCGCCGGCGTAATGATCACTGGCGCCCTGATCAATATCCCCACTCTGCTGATTGTCTCGGGCCACGTCACGGTTTTCATCGGTGGCGAAACACTTGAGCTGAAGGGATACCACATCGTCCCGGGACAGGCCGGCCGCAAGCAGGTGTTTGTAGCACATGCCGATACCGACCTGACCATGACCTTTGCCACCCAGGCCAAAACGGTTGAAGACGCCGAATCTGAATTTACCAATCAACCCACAGCACTCATGTCGCGCCAGCAAAGCAACGACCTGACCATCACCACTGGAGAATAACCATGTCTGGATACACCACCGCTGTCGCTTTAGCCACTGCCGTTGCCGGTACGGCCTATTCGGTCTACTCAACGCAGCAGGCCGGTAAGCAGGCCAGCTTGAACGCTGATGCTCAATCCGAGCAGGCACAAAACGACGCCAACGCGGCCGCCAGTGCCTCAATGGTGCAGGCCGACCGTATCCGACGGATTGCCCGCAACCAGGCCAGTGAGGCCAACACGGCCCTTGCAGGGTCTGGTGTTGAAGTTGGTGAAGGCACCGCGGTCAACATCAACGAAGAAATCATCGGCAATGCCGAGGAAGACGCGGTGTTGACCATCTTCAATGGCCAGAACCAAAAGGCCCGCGGCTCCGTCGATACCAGCAACTACAAGCTGGCAGGAAGCCAGGCTCGATCCAACGCGAACGCCCAATCCATTGGCACCGTGCTTTCCAGTGGAGCTCGGATTGCTAGCGGGTGGAAAGCATCCGCTGCAGGTCGAGACATGCAGGGCCAAACGCAAGAACTGAATACCAATCCAGCCTGGGTGAGGAATTCCTGATGGCACAGATACCACTTGGCCCGGGCGTACGTGTATTGCCAGAGGCGCCCCAAAATCGCGTTATTACACCAGACCCAAATAATCTGAATCGTGGCGCGCAACAGTTAGCCGGCACAGTTCAGAACGCAGCGCTTTCCTTCCTTGACCAGAAAAACAAAGAAGACCAGGAGCTCTCTAAGGTCAAGGTAAGCAACGCGCTGTTGGACTATGAGAGCCAACTAGACACCGGGGTAAACGAGCTCAGCGGCAAGCTGAAAACCCTGGAAGTCCAACCTGACCAAGGCGAATCAAGCTATCAGCAATTCATCAGCAAGCTGGAGCCGGTGAAAGTCGCAGGCCTGGATGCATCTGACCAAGAGCATTTGAATCTCGCTGTACGCAAGATGCAGGCAAACAAGCTTCAACAGATCCAAGGATCGGTGCTGGAGGCCCGCACAGGTTTGGCTAAAAGTGAGCTCCGGTCTCGGTTTGATCTGTTGGAGAACGCAGCCGCCAGGCCAGATGCTGACCTGGGCCAGATCCTCAATCGAGCGCGGGCGGACGGTGTTCAGACCGTTGGCCGCAGCGCTTATGGCATCGATGGCTGGGATAAAGAGGTGCGCACCTTTGAACAGTCGGCCTATTCCGCTAACGCACTGGCGCGGATCCACAGCGCCGGGAACAATCCGGAACAACTGCAGCAAATCCAGCGTGATCTGTCTAACTGGGACGACGGCCCATATTCATCGCTCACCCTGAAGAACCGAGAAAGCCTGATTAAAACCCTCAACCCGCTGCTGGATCGAAGCATCGGCGTCAGCGTTGGAGCACAGGCGGTCGAGCAAGCCAAAAGCGGGAGCGGATCGGTGTTCGCGGCAATGCTTCAGGCGGAGAGCGACGGTCGCCAGGTCGACGCATCCGGAGCGCCACTTACCTCCAATCGTGGAGCGGTAGGTATCGCCCAGGTGATGCCTAGCACTGGCCCTGAGGCTGCTCAGGCTGCTGGCTTGCCATGGGACGAAAAGCGATTCAAGACCGATGCAGACTACAACCGCTCACTTGGAGAGGCGTACTACGGGAAGCTGCGCCAAACGTTCGATGGTTCGGACGCGCTGGCCGTCGCCGCCTATAACGCGGGCCCTGGAATGGTTAACGATTGGATCAACGGCACCAACACCACGGGCAAGAATGAAAGCAAGCTGAAATTGGGTGACCCTAGGACGGGCGAAATCAGCGAAGCAGACTTCATCAAGGGTATCCCCTTCAAAGAAACGAAGGACTATACCCAGAAAGTTCTCAGCAGCGTCCAGCAGGAGGCCGAACCGACATTCGGCCAAATCGCCAAGGGCATTGATGCTCGCAGCGATCTAACCCCTGATCAGAAACGCATCGCCATCGCTGATGCACGCGACCGATTCAGTTGGCAGCAAGATCAGCAAAAGCAGGAGCACATTCAGAACCAAGGGCAGGCTTGGGACTTCATGCTCAGGGGCAACAAATGGCAAGACTTGGATCCCGACCTTTGGGCCAAGCTACCTGCAAAAGACCGCAAGCAATTGATGGCGTACAAGCAGAATCAGCAAACCGATCCTGAGGTGTATACCAATGCCAGGGATCTCATCGCCCAAGGGAACGAAGTCAACCTGCTCGACATGCGTGACAAGCTGAGCAATGAGGACTTCACCCGCCTGACCGACCTGCAGATTAAGCGGCTGACCGGCGGGCCAGCAGCAACAGCATCGATCTCGACGAGCACAGCTCTGTTCAACGACGCTTTGCGCAACGCAGGCATGCCTTCCAGCCCTAAACCGGGATCAGCGGTAGCCAAGCAAGTGGCAACGGCACGTCGCTATGTGGATGACCAGATCCGGGGGCTAGAGGCGCAACAGAACAAGAAGGCCACACACGAGCAGGTGCAACAGATCGTGGATCACGCCTTCATCGAAGGAACGGTTGAAGGGTCAGGACTGTTCGGTTTCTTCACCAACAAGCAACGCGCGTTTGAGCGGAAGCCTGGGGACAACGTTCGGGTCACGGACATCAAGCAGATTCCCGCCGATGAGCACGAGCAGATTACCGCGGCGCTTAAGCGCCACGGCCGCACTGCGAGTGATGCCGAGATCCTCAACCTGTTCAATGAGGCCAACCAATGAGCCAGTACGACAACATCCTCGCCGGCAAAGAAGAACCTCAGGGCGTAGAGGCAAACAAGTACGACGTTGCCATCCAGCGCCAGCAGAGCAAGCCCAACCCCCGCACGGCTCTGAGCTACGTTGCTGACAACAACCCGGATGAGCAAGCCAGCATTCAACGCCTGGCCGAACTGACAGGGCTCGCTCCTGACATGGTTGTTCGCAACCGCAAGCAGGTTGAGCGACAAGCCAAGCTGGCATCCGTGGACTACGACGCCCTGATTGAGCGAGCGCCGGCCACCAACCAGTTCCTGACTGACCCGGACAACGCCAGCGTGGCCCACGACGATATCGACGGGCTGTCCAACGTCGAAGGTGCCTTTGATAACTTCGTCAAAGAGTCCGGTCAACAGCACTCAACGAGTAAGAGCGATGCACTGACCAAGGGTTTTGGTCAACTGGGAATAATCGGTGAGGCCGGCGCCAACATGCTGGACAGGGCGCTGTCTTCGGTTGGTGGTTTTTTCGTGAACGCACTGGCACCGCAGAGCGCTTTGGATCGCAACAAGGGAGAAGAGCCGAACTATACGGGCCGCACGGAAAGCAACATCACCAACACCGCCCAGGGATACCTGGCTCTACCACGCGACCAACGTATTGCTTTCGCAGGACAGATATTCGACAAAGCCCGCGACGGCGGTGCTGGTGTGGGTGGCGCGGCGAGTGATACCGCCCTGTACGCATTACGCAACCCTGGATTGATCGGCAGCGCACTGACTGAATCGCTACCTAGCCTTTTGGCAGGCGGGGTTATAGGCGGGATTGCGGCGCAACCGGTGAAGAACTTCGCTGTCAGTCGTCTTGCCAGCACCTTTGCGCAACGTGCGGCTGAGAAGGCAATCGTAGTGGGAGGGGTTAACCTCGGTACCAGCATCGCCGGCGGTGCAGGAGAGAACCTGGCCGAAGGGCTCAAGAAAACCGGCGACTTAGACCAGGCATACGCCTACAGCTTCAAGCGCACTGCGGCCGAAGCCGCGATCAACGCATTAGGCGGCATGGTGCCGATTCCGTTTGCCGGCCGCGGCATAGCAGGAAAGCTGGGCAACGTCGCAGTTGAAGGTGTAGCCCAAGCTGCAGGCGCTGTTGGTGGCACGGTCGCAGGTGCTGCTGCCGTCGGCGAACAGGCAACTGGGGGAGAAATGTTCTTGAACGCCTTCTTGGGTTTGGCAACGTCGCCGGTTGATGTCGCTATCGCAAGTGCCAGCTCTGGCAGACGATATTGGCAAATCGAGAAAGATCTGGCTGCCGTCCAACAACTGGGTGACATGGCTCAGAACTCCAAGATGTTCAAACGCTCACCACAGCGAGCCGAAGCACTCGTGGCCAGGCTGAAAGAGCAGGCTGGCGGCAATGTAGAAAACATCCTGGTACCCGCCGAGCAGTTCCAACGCTACTTCCAGGAGAACAACCTCGATCCTGAGCAGTTCGCCAAAGCGGCGACAGGCAACCCCGATGCCCTTGGAGAAGCCCTGGCCCTTGGTGCAGACATCTCAATCCCTTTGGAGAAGTGGGCGTCGGTCATTGCCAAGGACGGGCACCACCGCGGCCTCGAGCAGGATATGCGCGCAACTCCCGACGCGATGACGCTACGAGAACTTGCTGAGTTCCAGCAACGCGCCCCTGAGGAGCTTGAGCGCCTTCGTGATCGTGTTGAGCAAGACCATGTCGCCGCATCGGATCGCCGAGTGTATGAAGATGTTCGCGGTCAGTTGCTTGGTATTGGTCGCGAAGCCCAGACAGCAGACAGAGAGGCATCGCTTTATCAGTCCGCCTTTCGCTCTCTGGGAGAGCGCTCAGGTATCGACCCTTACGATCTGTTCAACCAGTATCGGCTCCGCATCGGCCAGGACATTCCTGAGGTGCTGCGCAAGCCTGGCGGATCTGATCAGTTTGACCTGCTGATTGATCGCCTGCGCGCCGCCGATGTTCCCGACGACGCGAAGATCTACGGCGCCTCGCTAATCGACTTCATTCGTGAGCGCGGCGGCATACGCGACGATGGTGGCGAGCTGGCGGCCCGTGATGCTGATGTGGGCCGTCGAGGTAACAACCGAATTGCCAGGAAGGGTGGGCGCAGTCTGGACGATATGGCCACTCAAGCTGCAGAGGCCGGATACTTGGGAAATGTGCCAACCGCAACGCCGGAAATGCTCTTGGCCTCACTGGACAAAGAACTGCGCGGCCAACGCCAATCAGCGCCCGCCAATCTCAACCAAGAGCTTCTCAATGCACGCGGCTCGCTAGATGACCTGCAACGAGCACTTGATCAATCTGGCCTTGATCTGAACGTCTTGGACAACGCCGCAGTACGAAAAGCATTGCTCGGGAGCGACGCCATCCGCTTCGATCAATCAGAGGACGGTACACGCGGCTTTATCCAGTTCGGCGCCGACCGCAAGTTCGAAATCAAACTGACCGACAAGGCGAACCTTTCTACCTTCCTGCATGAAACCGGGCATTTTTACCTTGAAGTGATGGGTGATCTCGCATCGCGCACGGACGTTCCGGATCAGGTGAAACAGGACTACCAGACAATTCTGGATTGGTTCGGCGTCAATGAGCGCACAGACATCAAAGTCGATCAGCACGAACAGTTTGCGCGCGGCTTTGAAGCGTACTTGCGCGAAGGGAAGGCCCCCAGCGCAGCATTGCAGTCGGCTTTTTCACGCTTCAAGGCGTGGCTGACCCAGATCTATCGCGATGCCAGTCGGCTCAACGTCCAACTCAATGACGACGTGCGTCGGGTGTTTGATCGACTGTTGGCCACCGATGATGAAATTTCTGTTGCTCAAGCCCCCTTCCGCACCTTGTTCAGCGATGCCCAGGCCGCCGGCATGTCACCGGCCGAGTTCGAGGCTTATCACTCAGCCGCCTACAAGGCTGGTCAGGCTGCAGAGGAACGACTGACAGCCGAGTCGCTACGCGAGCTGACCCGAGAGCAGGAAAAGTGGTGGAAGGATGCGCGCGCGAAGATGCTGGCTGACGTCACCAAAGACGTCGACTCACAGCCGGTGTATCGCGTTCAAGACTACTTGCGAAAAGGGGTGCAGACCGATGGGACGATTGGCGAGCCGGTAAAACTGCTGCGCGAACCGCTGCTGGAACGCTACGGCAAGACGGTCGTAACACGCCTGCGCGGCATGACAGGCGATGATGGGATTCATCCCGACCTGGTTGCCGAACAGTTCGGGTACACATCAGGTGATGAACTGGTGCAGGCCATGGTAGGTGCCCGTGCACGCAAGGAACTCATCCAAGCGGAAACAGACGCCAGGATGCGCGCCGAGTATGGCGACATGCTTAACGACGGCTCTTTGGCAGACCGTGCCATTGAGGCAGTGCACAACGATGATCGTGCCAGGGTTCTCCGCGAAGAGCTGCGCGCTATTGATCGTCTTCGCCGCCAGGTCGACAAGGTGCAGAGGGCTCAGGATGCCGACTCTCGGGCTCTGCGCAACGATGCCTACGATGCCATACCTCCTCTGGAGGCTATCCGTTCAGTTGCCAAACAGGTGATCGCGGACAAGGTTGTGCGAGATATCCAGCCTCACCTGTATCTCAATGCCGAGCGCAAGGCCAACCGGGACGCCTTCAACTTCGCCACGAAAAACCGCTGGCAAGAGGCCGCCGAGGCCAAACAACGGGAGTTGCTGAATCATTACTTGTTCCGGGAAGCGACAGCTGCCCGAAAGGAAGAAGACCGGATTTATACCTTCATGCGCCGCTTTGAGAAGCCAGCAACCCGGGAGCGCATAGGCAAAGCCGGGGCCAACTACCTGGAGCAAATCGAGGGACTGCTGGATCAGTACGAGTTCCGCAAGGTCAGCGGCCCGCAGGTTGATCGTCGCCGTAGCCTCGCCCAGTTCGTCAGGGAGCAAGAGGCCGCCGGCAACATCGTCGCGGTACCGCAACACCTGATTGAACAGAGCGCCCGCGTCAACTATCGGGAACTGACATTCGAGGAGCTTGGCGGCCTACGTGACGCAGTGGCAAACATCGAGCATATGGCCAGGCTGAAAAACAAGCTGCTGAACCGCAAGGACAAGCGCGATTACGAACAGGCAAGGACTGATCTCATAGCTGCGTTAGACACAAATGTGCCCGTACGCGCACGACAAGTGGCTGTATCCGAAAGCAGCGAAACCATCGGTGACAAGGCAGTAGGTCTTCTGCAGGGGCTGGATGCCTCATTGACGCGGATGGAGAACGTGATCAACCGCTTAGACGGCAGGGACACCAGCGGCCCCTGGCACCAGTTGATCTGGAGCCCACTCGCAGAGGCCCAAGCCAATGAGCGTCAGTTGTTCAATGCCGGCATCCGCTCGATAGTTGAGCGCTTTGCGGACATGAACGCCGAACGCCTGGCAGATCGGTTCCACATCCCCAGCCTTGGAAAATCATTCAACCGCCGCGAGCTAATCATGCACGCGCTCAACACCGGCAACGAGTCAAACCGCAACAAGTTGTTGAAAGGGAACAAGGTCGATGAAGCATCACTGGCTGACATGCTGGGACGCCTCGACAAACAGGATTGGGATCTGGTGCAGTCTGTATGGGACTCGTTCGACGGCCTGTGGCCCGATATCGCAGCAATGTACAAACGCCTCTCCGGTGTGGAGCCTCCCCGCATTGAGCCGAAACCAATCACAACCGCCTTCGGTGAATACCGCGGTGGCTACTTCCCAATCATCTATGACCGCAAGCGTGCAGGCGCACCGCCAGCGGCAGTCGGCGGCGAGCTGTTCGGTGAAGGGTTTGAAGGAGCGCTACCGGGTAACGGTTTCACCAACCAGCGTAACGAGAGCGTGTCAGGGCCACTACTGCTCGACCTCAGCGCCATCCCCCAGCGCCTAGCCCAGCATGTCCACGACCTGACCCACCGGGAAGCGTTGCAGGACGCCCACCGCCTTACGCAGGATCCCTACGTTCGGGCTGTGCTCATCAATAAGCTGGGCCCGCGCGGAGCTGATGCATTCCTGCCCTGGTTGAGGGCCATCGCTAATGACCGAAACCCTCCGGAGACTGGCAACTTCAACCAGTTCCTCGACACGGCACGGACAAACACGTCCATCGTAGGACTAGGGCTTTCGACAACAACCCTACTGGCCCAGGCAGCTGGACTTATACCTGGCCTGCTGTACGTGAAGCCTCGTGAACTCGCTACGGCCCTGCTTGAAGGCGTGCGGTCGCCGGTTGATACCTACCAGATGATCACCGAGGCTTCTCCTGCGATGCGCCTACGCTGGGACATGGAAGACGGCCGACTGCAATCCAACATGAGCGCCCTCATCGGCCGCAATGCGTTCTTCCGCAAGAAAGCCGACCTGGTACGGTTCTCGTTCAATCTGCTGGGGTACCTAGATCGGGGCATCTCGGGCGCGATTTGGCTCGCGGCTTACCGTGAAGGTGTTGCAGCAGGCAAGGAAAGCACGGCCGCAGTGTTGGATGGTGACAAGGCTGTACGGCAATCCCAAGGCGGCACCGGAGCCATGGACATCGCGGCAATCCAACGCAAAGACCAGGGCGCCGCAATGCGCTTGCTGACGATGTTCTACACACCGTTCAGCGCCTACTACAACCAGAACCGAGACCTGGCCTTTGAGGCTCGCCAAGGGACGAGAACTGTCGCCAGTGCCGCAGCTTCAATGCTGGCTTTGGCGTTCTTTCAGGGAGTCATCGGCGATCTGCTGACGGGTAAGGGCCCAGAAGAGGACGAGAACACCGCAGCCTGGATGGCGAAAAGCACACTGGGTTTCGGTGTCTCTGGCTTTCCGGTCATTCGGGACACTATCGGCTCCGCACTGAGCGGTCACGCAGGGTCGTTGTCACCTGCATGGCAGGCGATCAATGCAGGCCGCCAGCTAACCTCTGCCGTCGCTGGCGTAGCAAGTGGTGACAAAGACCCAGGGCAAGTGGTCAAATCTGCTGTAACGGCAACTGGCTACCTGCTAGGCATCCCGGTCAAACCGCTCACCAGGCAAGGCACTTACCTGTGGGATATAACGGTTGGGGATGAAGAGCCGGAGGACGCTGCTGCGTTCATGAAAGGACTTCTCACAGGGAAAAAATAGCCATGATGCGACTGCTCGGTATCGTTTTGAATCTGGCCCTGATCGGGGTGGTGGTATTCCTAATCAGCGAAGAAGGGATGCCGAGTGGAGGGTGGCAGATTGCTTTGGTTGTGCTGCTAGTGCTCGCCCCATTGTTCAACCTGGTGCTTTTGCGAAGCCACGCTGGTCAATCAAACGGTCAGGGGCTCTTGTCCCTTTACCTGGAGCGAAAGGCTTTGGAAGAGCGCCAAAAGATCGCTGAGTTGAAAAAGTAACCTGATGACGCAGAAAAGAAGACCCGCTGATGCGGGTCTTTTGCTTGCTGCAGCCAGTTGTAACGAAGCAGTAACGTTTCATGTAACGGCGATGCAAGTTCGTTGCAACACAGCGTCAACGAGCGTTCAACGACCGTTGGTTGCTAATCCCACAGTTTCCGTAGCAATTCCAACCGCAGAAGCCCAAAGGTCGCGCACTCCAACGCTAACTAGCCTTGGTTGCTCATCGGTTGCTGATCATTAGGAGCAGGAGGCAGATCATGCCCACGGGAGCGTTTGACTTGCTCACGGCTCCAATCCAGCACCTCGGATTTGATCCACGCCACCGCCTTTGTTCCGAGTTTCACCTGTTTCGGGAAAGTCTCGCTGACTGCCATGCGGTAAATGGTGGCTGTACTGAGGCCAGTGAGTCTTTTCACTTCCCGCAAGCGGATGAATTCGATTGGTTGCTCATCGGATACGTTGCTCATCGTTTTCTCCATATATCGAATGTCTGAATGATGGCAATCGGTGCCAACACCGAGCCGCTGACAAGGATGCTCCGCATTGGCATCAGAAGACCGGGAAGCCTGATAGCCGGCCACAGACGCGCGCACCTGCTCCAATGACCTTCCACGGCACGTGGCGAACAACAAAGCGTGCTTTGTGTAGTGAGTACACAAGCTGAAGGCTTGGGGTGACTTGCGCTGATCTTTGCTCCACCCGCAGGCTGAAGATAAAGACCGTCAGCACGGGGCCGGTATGCCGTACGCAATACTAAGAACAAAAAAGCTCAAAGCGATCACAGGGGTACTGGGATCGGGGCGGCACACATACCGAGAGATGCCAACGCCGAACTCCGATAGCACCCCCAGCATGCATATGGCTGGTGCAACAAGCGCCGTCGAGCTGGGTCGCGCAGTCTTGGCCAGGCTTCCGCAAAAGCGACGGAAGGGAGCGGTGATCTGCATCGAATATTTGATTACAGCAAGCCCTGAGGCGTTTGCTAGACATGGCGGGGCGATGCCTGACACCGGCGGTTACTTTGATCGAGCCTTGGCATGGCTCAAGGCGCGTCATGGGTCAGCAAACATTGTGTGCGCCGAGGTGCACCTGGACGAGAGAACGCCGCATCTTGTTGCTTACGTCACACCTCTAACACGTGACGGGCGCTTGTCGGCCCGTGACTTCCTCGGAGGCCCCGCCAAGCTGCGTAAGATGCAAACCGACTTCCATCATTGGTGTGGGAAGCCTTTCGGACTGTCTCGTGGTATTGAGGGGGCCAAAGCGCCTCACCAGAAGGTTTCCCGGTATTACCAATCCCTCGTTGCAGTCGAACCAAGTATTGCCAGATCAGACCTAGCGGCCGCCGCTATGGGCATACATACGCAGGGTTATACGGCGTTACTGGCTCGGGCTAAGGCTTCGGTAACACAGGTCAAGCTCCAAAGTGCCGCTGAGGCGGCCCTACAGAATCGGCGGACTGCACTCATGCGACAAAAGACACAACTCGAACTCCTTCAGCGTGAACTCGATGGTCGTGAGGTTGCGTTAGAAAAACGGATTAATCAGTTAGCAGAGGTTGATTATGCGTTGCAGCAAGCGGGTCTGATAGCAGACAGGGAGAGGGGTCGGGCTGATATCCTAGAAGCAAAACTACAGCGGATCTGTAGAAACATACCTGCCAGCTCCCTAAGTACCTTGGATAGCGCAGACCCGGCATTTCGATAATAAAAAGCCCGGCTCAAGGCCAGGCTCAAATTAAAAGGGAACCACCTTGGCTATTTCACCAAGCGGAGATGCCCCCCGATAGGAGTAACCGCATAGTGATTTTCATATCCAGTGCCGAGAAGCTCTTTTAAAAACTCAGGCTTGACCTGAAGTATGGTAGCAATATCAGAAAGCTGTATCCCTTTACGTTTAGCTAGAAGATTGAGGGAGGCGCCAATTATTTCAGGCGGCTCTGAAGGGATTAGATAATCATCTTTCTCATGTGTTCCTTCATGCTTCTTCAGAGTAATCACGCCAGTTCTATACTGTGCATCTGAGATCAACTCGAGCTGTCTAGCGCGATACAAAATAGCGGCCTTACTCACCTTCCAAGTTTGTTTAAACTCCCTTATCCCCTTCCAATCCAGTCGCGTACCTGTAGGTCTAGGGAACAGCTTTATCATCATGCTACGAGGAACAAGAAATGAGCTAGCGAATCTGTTCGCTTGATTCTCGGTTAACCTATCACCTGTAACAACGCCTTCGTGCATAACTAGGTGGCCCAACTCATGAGCTAGATCAAAACGTTGTCTGCTATTACTTTCCTTGGCAGTGTTCCGCACAATAAAAGGCCGCTCAACCGCTACCGATAAAGCATCAATCTCTTGAGAGATACCATCGAAAGACATCACGATTGCACCCAGATTTTCGGCCAGACGCGTCATATTCTCAATCGGCCCGAGCCCAAGATCCCATTGTTGTCTACATGCTTCAGCAGCTTTTTCGATACAGTCGGTGCTGTGAATTTCTGGGATGCTGGGAATATTTACCGTAGGTAGTCGAAGCTCTTTTTCTAACGCCTTGATAAAGAGGTTTGTTACCTCACCGCGAGCAATTGCAACCTGCTTTATCGTTTTCGTGGTGCTCATCAGTTTTCTAAAATGAAACTGATCTTCATGCAATCTGTGCTGCCTGGACGAAAAAAAGCCAACTTCGACGTTCAACGCATCAGCTAGGTCTTGCGACAACGCATCAGTGGGGGAACTCTGATTTGTTTCTAACTTATGTAGGTATTGCCGAGTTTTCCCTACTTGCTCGGCAACCTCTTCCAGAGCCATGGCATTGAATATTCTAGCTAGCCGAAGGGAGGCTCCATCAAAAATTGCGCTCATCAATTACTCACTAACCGCTTCATCACTAGCAGCTTCATCATCAAGCAAGCCGACAGCAGCAGGCCGCAAGCTTTTAGCCACAGGAACTTCTTTATCCACAGAGTGAAGAGAACGAATCGAATCACCAAAAGTCCACTGCGATACTTTCTCTTGAAAGGCGTTAAAACCTATCAAATGAACACGATCCTCATCCTCGTCAGTCTCCGCACGTTCTACAACGAATCGCCACATGACTGGCTCGCCCTCATCAGTCGCGAAGAGGTTATCGACCAGATTTCGTTTGAAGAACCCTCTTTTCTTGGGCGACTCGGGATCATCCCTGAAAAACCTGCACGGAATGCTACCAATACGAAAGGTCACATCCATCGCGGAACTGGCCAAGCGTAACCAGTCATGCCCTTTCTCTAGACACATATCTATCAACAGGTTGCGAGATCGCTCAAACGCAGTCCCTTCACGGCTATAATTCGAATCATATTTTGAATTTAGTTCACGGATCGTCGTGTGACGAATGTCCAGCAAAGCCCGAGCGATGACCTCGAGACGCTCATTAGATAAGTCCGGGCTGAAATGTGAGGGTTTCTTTATAGCCATGGAGGAAAGCCTGCTGGGTCTGGTTTCCGAGAATAATCTGGCAGATAACAGGATCTGTCAACCTGAAAAGATTGCAGATTTCTTTTTTTGTCAACCAAATGCCTACATCTCCTGCGCGTTTACCCTCACCTCGGCAGATGAGGAAACGTAAGCTCTCGGCAAGCATCTTAGTGGCAGTCAGCCCTGGCCCTGCGGCCAATGTAGCCAGTAGATATTTTTATGAAAGGTGAGCGTTTGAAGACGTTTTTATCGCACCTCAAACGGTCTGCCTCGCGCGCGCGCGCGTTTGTGGGTGATTGATGAGCCGTCGGGCGCCGCCGGCGCGCTCAATTGATTGGTTTCAAGTGATCAACGAAATATCACGCGCAGGCCTTCCGATGCAGGCGATTGCAGAGTCAATCGGGGTGGCCCGAACCACGTTGATCGGCTGGAAGCAGGGAGCTGAACCTCGACACTCCGAAGGCGACCGACTGCTAACGTTCTGGACTAACGTGACCGGGCGCGACAGAACGGCAGTACCTATGGTCTCGATCCACGATTGGTGGGCGTATCACGCAAAATAGGTGCTCCCCCGGCGACAAAGGCGAATAATACCAATGTCACGCAGCGTCACACATAGTCACAGGGCAATTGCTGCTCACATCTCATTACTGGTTGCGAGCAGCCTTCTTGTTGGCGATCCACTGTTCGACCTCGACCGGATCGAAGCGGCATCGAGCACCCCGCGCATCGCTGGTTTTGATCGGTACAGGGAAGGTCTTGTCGCGAACCCGCAGCTTATTGAGGCCGGACACGCTTTGCATGCCTAGCATCTTGATTACTTCGGCGTTGCCCACCAGGGCGGTGCGTTTTTGCTCCACGGGTATTTCCTCGCTTTGATCGGCCTCAACTAGATGCCACTTTGTCGCATCGCATGCTGGCCGACATGCGCCGTCCTTGCATGCGATGCCGAGTCAGCGCGCTCAATATTGCTTGCCTGACTGTGGCGTTATCCCTATTTAAACCGTAGTTCCGGTTGCCTCTTCTCCTCAGCACCGCCGAGCCGGGCGATCACTACCTGTCGCAGTACCTTTGGTTTTCCGTATCCATCAATGGCAAATCCATATCTCCCGGCCTTAAGCCACTTAATTTGGGCGCTCGATTTAACGTAGCCTGTGAGTTCGGCCACTTCCTCATGGGTCAGGAACATGCAGGGTTCTCCAAGTCGTTTCCGGCTGGTTGATTTGCTCGCGGGAAAGTAGCAGAAATAGTCAATTTCATTGCCGCAAACCCCGCCATAGGCAACCACCAGCGGTCGTCTGGCGCTTAAGGAATCAAAATATGGATATCCCCTCCGAGTCGATGTTCATTAACGCTCAGGACATTGTCGAACTGACAGGGAATGCTCGTCCGTCTATCCAGGCCCGATGGCTGCGAGCAAATGGAATTCCGTTCATCCTCGGTGGCGATGGCATGCCCAAGGTTGCTCGGCAAACACTACTCAACAAACTTGACCAGGCTACACCTGACCCCGAACTACCGATCACGCCTATGCCAAGCCTCGTCGAGATAACGGACAACTGGGACAAGGTCACGGAAAGCCTTATGGCCGAGCTTTTAGGTGTCACACAACGCGCCCTAGAAGGGAGGCGCTCTAATGGATCAATCCCGGGGGATATCTGGAGAAAGGTGGATGGTCGAGTGATGTACAGCATGAAGCGTTATGAGGCCTTCCTTGAGGGACATTGGCCGCCGTTTGTCGAGCTTGCAAGGAGCCCAGGTAAGAAACCGGCTCGCCGGAAACAGGCAACTCAAGGCACGGGCAAGATCATTCACAAACTGGTATGACCTTACGGATTACTTTCGATCCAGACCGGAAAGTTTTCCGACCCTGATCGGATATTTTTCCGAGGTGGGTCGGATATTTTTCCGGCCCCTCATGCCTCCTGCTCTACTCCTGGCCCTTCGCAAGCGCAGTCGTAATAAAGGAATCGGCGACAAGTGCTTATCGGTCGGTCTGCCAAGCTGGCAGCGCTGTAACTGACGCCATCCAATGCGATCCCCCTCAGTCAAATGAACAAGGAGCGACAATGGTTATGCAGTCACTACTACCTCGAATCCTCCGAGCCCATGAGGCTCCGAAATATCTGGGCATGTGTCGAGCCGTGTTCAATGAAACCGTGAGGCCACACGTCCGCGAGTTCCCCATCGGCAAACAGGGCGTAGGGTTTGACCGACTAGAGCTGGACGCATGGGCAGACGCATACATTGCTGCTCACTCGATTGATAAGCGCGCGCCATCCCAAAATGCATTGCCGTCTAAGCCGCATGCGGCGCTGAAGAGGCCACAGGTCACCTCCAGTAAATCAAACACTGCAGGAGCGCCAGATCCTCATGCGAAATCGAAAGAAGAATTCCAGAGAGTGCTCGACCTCGTGAGAGGGAAAAAACGTTCGTGATTGAAGCCGAATTACACAAACCAGAGGGCGCCTCGATGAAATTTATCATGGACTTCAAAGCAGACTGGCACGACACACTCATAGAAATCATGAGCAATGATTGGGGTATGGAGACGAAAGGACTCACAACAGACATCCCCGTTCATTACTTCAACGCAGCGCAAAGGCGCATATCCTCCAGGCCTAGGACGCTACTAATATCGGATACCTTTCATTGCCCCGCTGAACATCAAGCGGGCTGGGAGCTAATTCAGCAAAAAGTGAAAGATGGGCTAGATCTAATCCCACACTTGAGCAAGCTCATCGAAAAAACGAAAAAAACAGACCTGATGTTGAACGACTGGGGGGTGTATCACCTACATCTTGGAACTCGGATCGAAAACGGCTTCGTTGAAAGAGCGGGCCCTCTGCTTTTCGCTAGGATCACTGACGAATATTTTTATGCGATAGATGTTTACGATCATTCGTCCTGGACTAACGGCGGCATCGTGGAAACCGTTCATCGCAACTGGCCCGAGTCAGTTGCTCGTTGGGTGATGCATGGCGTAAAGGGGTCAACGCTCACCGATGAGGAGCGAGCGGCGCTGAGGAAAGTCCACACAAATACCTTTTTTCTTACCAAGGATGAGACCACATATGGCCCGATAGGAGGCGGCACGGTTGCGTCGGGCCACAACTTATTCTCAGTTATCCAAATGGACGTCGAGCATGATCGTCTTGAATGCTTGGAGCGTCGGCTAGTTGAAATAACCGACGAAATAATGCCTGCCCTTAAAAAAGCTGGTTACACGGATGCGACAGAGGTGATTGCAAAGCTCGTACTAACGGATGAGTTTTATGCCGCGCTTTTTCCTGATTACCGGCTCTTGGTCAACTTCTATCCTCGCGGCGTGTGA